GTGGTGGACCAACTCTGGCCGAACTTTGAGAAAGCGGTTAGCGAAGCGGGATTGCCGATCGAGCAACTCGGGACCGAGTTGGTGCTTGGTGGATGGTCGTTGAAGAACGGCCGGATGATGGCCACGGCGTATGCGAAGAGTGACAGCCGGCGCCCTTGCGTTGTCCAGCCGATCGGGGGGCAGATGGCGTCGCCGGGCGAACCGCTCCAGGCCGCGACCCCTAGCATGGCCCAGGTGGATCTGCTGGCCCATGCGCGTCTCCAGGTCAGCTACCTCAATGGGCAATTGGGCCGGAAAGTAGCAGGAGGTCGACTGCTAGTTGGGTTTCTGCAGAAGGGGCAAGCCCTGCTCAAGGATCTAGGAGAGATCTAGGTCGCGGGAGTCAAATACGCTAGGGGCTGAAATCGAAGTTCAGGTCTGGCCCTAAGGCAGAAGGCCAAAGCAGACCAAGGTCGTCCGTGGATTTGGGATGTTTATCGAGGGCAGGGTGGATGTCCGCTTCTGGCCGGAAGCGGACATTGGGCGGCGACCGGCCCGGTGATGGCATCCGCCTTCGACCCAAAGCGGGCATCGTTCTCGACACACCTGAGTTGATCCGTACTCCAAAGCCTGTTTCCGCTACCCCTTGTAGTGCTCGACGTAGAGCCCCAAAGCTGCCAACGACGCATACACGGCGGACCCAGCGTTGGTCGCGTACAAGGCAAAGGGAACCGGAGGATCGCAGGGAACTGTTGCGATGAACCACGGAGCTGAGCTCGTCAAGCTCGTCCTAGGTGATGTGAGGAATCCTAGCTCCCTACGCATACCTAGCGCCTCGCGGACGTACGCCTTGTTCCAGCCGCCAGTCTTGCACGAGACCCCAAGAAGTAACTCCGTAAATGCGGGATAGCGACGGGTCTTAATCGGACGATATACACCGACGTCAATCTCGTGACGGTCAGCCGCTTTGACCACCGTCGTGCCTTTCCAGCTATGGCTTAGTGTGGTGACCTGCACTGAAATCCTAATCTCGAGCTTCTCAGTAGACGTAGATCCACTGATGTAATCGTGATCCGGATGGTTTGCTTTGCATGGAGATCCTCCAAACGTCAGGACGCCTGCCATCTTGGGGGTACACGTGAGCTTGTAGCCCGCACTATCGATGATTCGCAGAAGCCTAAGCAGCACCCGAAGTTCGTAAGCCTTTCCTTGCGCGTAGGGAGACCCGCTCGCCTTAGCACGCGAAATGGCTGCTTTCACAGCGTTGAGGATTGCTAACTTACTGATCGTCACAGTCGCGGTCCTCGTGGCGCGTGTTCCTCGCGAGGGTCGTCCGGTGGCAGATATCGAGCGATATAGGCCTCAAGATCTGCCTGCTCGTGATCCGTCAAACGCTGGGGTGATACAGTTGGTAGATGTGACCGGATTGAGCGAACTCGGCGACCTTCTGGTGTCTCAACAGTGTAATGAACGTCCTCCAGTCCGGTGAGACCTTGGACCAGCTTCCCGATCTCACCCAAGGTTTGCGAGAGGGCGTCTTGGGTCGTCACAGGTCTAAAATCGAGAACCGCCGCAAGTGCGGCTGCAGCTTGTGCATTCGTGTCGTCCTCGTAATCAGACATCGCCTGAACAATCGCGGAGCGAAGCGATCTAACAATTTGTGGATCAAGCTCAGACGCAAGGGCTAGCGCCTTCCCTATCTCCCTAATTACCTCTTCACCACCTTGATCTTCTGCCATTCACAACTCCACAGCTGTAGACATTAACGGGCCGCGCGGGATGAACCGCCCGGATTCTCTAAATTCAATTGCCGAAGGTTGCCGTTGGCAATGTTCCTTAAGAGTAAGGCACAGTGCGGTTTGGTTCCATAAGCGGATCGCGCTGGCTGTATCCCGAAGTGTGCGATGACGCCGAAGCTGGATAGTGTCGCTGAATTGGACCATCAGGCACTTAGGTCTGAGCCCTGATACAGATTGATGATATGACTCCAAGTCGCGTACGGGCTGCGAAGAGCACCGGCTACTTTGGTCCGCTTCTGACCGAAAGCGGACATTCGTTTAACCAAGGGTGAAGGAAACTTTTAGGGCCAGGATGGACTTCAACTCTCTCGTTCGCTCGCTTCTATCCGATGCGAAGATGCGCCGTAACAAGCCTCTGCGAGACTAGTGCGCGAGCCAGGTCGCTGACATTGCTCCATGGCCTATGACGTGCCCCGCACCCGCTGGTCAAATGGAACCGCCCTCGGCACCATGGGCACGACCATCTAAGGAGTTCTTCATGCTCTACCAAGATAAGTACGTCGCCTTCATCGACATGCTCGGGTTCTCCACACTTGTCCAAGAGTCGGCAGCCGACATGAGCAAGCTTGATGAAATAGCAGAGGCCATCGACAGACTAAAGAACACAGCGTGCTGCAACCCAGCAACAGGACTTTTGTTCACTTACTTCAGCGACTGCATCGTCATATCAAGCAGCCGCTCTCCTGCTGGCCTTGCCGACATCCTGAGCTGCATCAGAATGTTGGCCGAGAACCTGCTAGTGGTTGATATATTGATACGTGGAGGGCTCACAGTTGGAAGCATTCATCATGATTCTCAGATGATCTTCGGACCGGCGATGCTGGACGCCTATCGCATGGAATGTAAGGAAGCACGCAATCCCATGGTGCTCGTGAGCGAAGAGGTGCGATCGGATGCTCGCGCTGCGGGGTTAAGCAACCTGTTGACGTGGGATGACGAAGAGCCAGACCGCCACTATGTCCACTATCTGATCTCGTACAGCGCTTATGACTCTAATCCAAGGGCGGGCGTCGTGATTCTCGATAGCCAGGCCGCTCTCATCCGGCATTTCATCGCCAAGAGGCTGCTAGGCGCTCCGGGTAAGATCCTGGATAAAGCCGAGTGGATGGAACGATATTGGAACGAGAAGGTGGCGACAGGTGGAATTCTCGGACGTGTTGACAGGGTCGCAGACCTTGTTAGGCCCAATGCGCGACCATTTCGCAGCAGACTCGCCGTTCTAGCACCGCAACCGGGCGCCACTAGTGTGGACTAGCGAATCAGGCAAGCAGCTGCCGATTCCTTGCAAAGATTCAATTCAATTGGCCATACGGAAGCACGTGCAATCCCTGATGGCAGTCGGGACCACCATCTCCCCATTGCCAGCCGCGTCTGAACCAGCGCCCGGAACGCTTCAGCGGAAGGGGCTGGTCCCTTCCGCTGGTGCCTGCCCTGGTTGCACCGGCTATGCGCGGCCACCACGTTCCCGGACACGTCTCTGCCCCCGTCCTGTTGGGCCACCAGGTGCTCGGCGGTGCATTGAAAGGCTCGGGCCTTACTGGCCTTCAGCCCGAGCTCTGAGGGTGCAGTGAGCCACATCGGCAGGCCGCAATAGAAGCAACGGCCCGATTGGGCGTAGAAGGCAGAAGTGCGAAGGGATCTGCGGCGTTTGGCGGTCATGGATGGCTCCGGAATCGAAGGATTCCCGTGCCCCCATTGGGTGGACCTCGGGCACCCGGAGCCTATTGGCTATGCGGGCACAACACCGGCGCTTTATAGCGACTGGCTAAGGCGTTATAGCTCAGCGCTTGAGCCGCTACAAGGCCCAGATGCCGACCAGAACGGGAGGGAGTCACCGACGCCCAGTTAAGGTCAAAGCTTGGTCAGGGGGCGAGCGACGCGCTTGAGCAGGTGGAGCGGGGCGTGGCGCGTCACCCAGGGAAGTCGCGGTGTTGTAGTCCTGCTCAACCCGCTGAACTGTTCGCACGTTCAGGCCCGAGATCTCGTCTAATTGTTCTTGCGACCAATGTCGCGACTGGCGGAACTGGGAAGTGCAGGCGACAAGCTCTGACCGATCAGGTGCGCAGTTGGGAACTCAAGGGCGAGCTGGATGTGGAGCCAGAAATCGAGGGCGTCTTAGGTGCGGATCCAGGAATCAAGGGCATCTTTGGGGGAGATCTGGAAATCGCGGGCGTCCTTGTGGGGAAATACGGGCGGACAGCTGTGGGATCTTGGGCGTTTCCGTTGTGGCAGTCAGTCAATCAACGTCAATCAATTGCCATGCAGAGCCAACGAAGGCTGCGGCCGCCCGATACAGCATTTCGCATAATGTATATCGTGCAAGGCGTTGCCAGCCTGCGGCATGGCCTGCACGTCGCGGGGGAGGGTGAAGCCAACGGCAAGCAGTACCACCATTGCAGCTGTCGCCAGCCTCTTGGCGAGCGCAGCCCACGCCTTGCCAGCCTTACCTTCCGCACGGATTGCTTTGATGGCTACAAGCCATTGCACAGGATCATCTCCGGCCATGACGGCCATCTCTGCGATGTGCTCTTCATCGGGGTAGGCATCGCCATTTCGCCACTTCGACACCGCCTGTCGGTGCACACCAAATTGCGCCGCCAAGGCGCTATCTGACGCGATTCCTGCCCTCTGCCGAGCCTTGTCGATCAGGGTGCTAACGATGCTCATGTCCCGTACCTAGTTGACAGCGTGTCCCGTAATCAGGTTACATGCTCTCCGTCCCGTACACACGGGACACCCGCCAACGGCACCCCAAGGCTGCTGGCGGGTTCCCTTGGGGGGCTTGGGGCAGGGGACAGGGATGATCGATCCGCTCATTACCTTCGTGCTGCTGGCGGCCATCGTGGCCGTGTCCATCGGCTGCGCAAAGCTCGTTTCATGGCTGCTCGACCGGCGTGACTACACCGCCTCGCAACAGTCCCGCGAAGCCCAGGTCATCGCGCTCGCAAAGGCTGAGATCGCCGCCACCAAGCGCGGTGATCTTCTGGCCGCCGCTCGCTACGCCGAAGAACAGGAGCGCGCCGCATGAGTAGGTATCCCTCATTCGCCGAGCTCGCCGAGTTCGACATGGGCCTCACGGCGTGCGCTGTCTTTCTCGCGCTCGTTCTCGGCGGGGCCATCGTCTCCATCGTCATCGAGCAGGCATGGCTGGGGCTTCGTCGCCTGTGGAAGCTGCGGAAGGATCGCTCCAATGGCCGCTGATATTGCTGAGTTCCTCCGCGATCCGCTCGTTGTCGCGACTGCCGGCGGCGTGCTGGTGACGGTCGTGTATTGGATTGTTGTGTTCGCGCTGCGCAAGAAGGGGCCGGGCAATGGCCGGTGATCGCGCGGTGCTGGCCGGCTCGGGACTCCCCTCGTCTAACAGGGGAGTCAGTGAATTCAGGAACGCCGATGGAACCCTGACGGTCGGCATTGACTGGTTTTCCGCTTCAATCGATCTGCGCGCAGCGCTGGACGAACTCGCGTTCCGTGATGGCGACAGCTTCGAAGAGGTCCGCCAGTGGATCGAGTTCTGCCCGGACAACGCCCGCATCGCTGCCCTGCAGGTGTTCTGCTGGTTCTTCGCCGGGCTCGGCCTTGAACTTGATGAAGCCGTGGGCGGCGGTCGCTTCTACACGTGGCGAATCAAGATCATCGACGCAGCCAAGAAGTTCGTTGGCATGATCGAATTGGGCGGCGAAGATTGCCGCCGCGCCGATGGCACGTATACCGCCCGTATCGAGCTAACGGGTGATGGATGCAAGGCCATAGGCGCAGCGCGCTGCGGCCATGCGCAGCGGTGGCTGGAGCTTCGAGCGAAGCTCGAAAGCTGCGCCGGAAGGATCACCCGTGTCGACGTGTGCGCTGATGACCTGGTGGGCGACTACCCATTGCGTATGGCGCAGAAGTGGTACGCCAATGGCGACTTCGACAACCGTGGTCAGCGCCCCAAGGCGCAGCTGGTGGACGACTACGACAGCGGTGACGGCAAGACGTTCTACGTCGGCGGTAAGAAGTCGGAAAAGCAGCTGCGCGTCTACGAGAAGGGCAGGGAGCAGGGCGACAAGAGTTCGCCGTGGGTGCGCTATGAGGCGCAGTTCCGCAACTCCAACCGTAAGGAACTGCCGCTCGACATTCTGCGTGACCCGGCCTCCTACCTGCTGGGTGCCTATCCGGTCCTGTCCTTTCTGCGCTGCGTTGCCACGCGCATCGAAATCACGAAATCCGCCGTTGAAGCGACGTGGAAGAGTGTTCGCCGCCACATCCGCCGCCAGTACGGCGCAGCCCTCAATTTCATCGCCAAGAACTGCCCTGACGATCAGGCATTGCGGGCGGTAATCGAATCCTGCACTTCGCCATCGCTGCCGAAGTGGGTCACAGGTGACACAGCAGCGCACTGGCCCGAAATCGCGGCCGTACAGCCAACCTCAAAGGGGTAACAGCACATGAGCATCAAGGTCACCGTCCTCAAGAACGAAATTGACGAACGCGGCGGCAGCTTCAAGAACGACGCTGGCGAGAACGTGGAATACACCACCCGCAAGCAGAAGGCCAAGCTGGAAACCGGTGGTTTTGCCTACCCGTTCGACGTGCGCCTGGACAAGGGCCAGCCGGGTTACCCCGAGGGCGAGTACGAGCTCGATGTTGAATCCATGTTGCAGGTCAACAAGGGCGTCGCCTCGCTGAGCAAGTTCACCGTCCTGCGCATGGTGCCCAAGGCTGGACCGCGCGCAACCGCGCAGGCCTAAGTCATGGCCGTGTGCGTGTCTCTGACGGCTGAGGGGACGCTCGTACCCACCGGGGAGCCTGCATCGCAGTGTGGTGGGTATGTGCTTGTGTCAGCAGCAGAGCACGCACAGGCCTCAATTCTCATCGATCTATTCCAGTGGCCCGAACCTGAGGTGGCCACTGGCTGGTTCTCGGGGGTGTTCACGCTAGTTCTTGCACTGAACGTGCTCGGCTACATCGTGGGCGCCGTCGTGAAGTCGGTCAGTACAGAGCGGGATTGACCACCCCATTCAACGCGCACAACGCGCATAACCAAGGAGCAGTGCAATGGACTTCGGCGACATTCTGACCGGCCTCGCAGCCGCCAGCGCAGTCAGCGCAATCATCAGCGCAGGCGCCATCAAGGCGTCCCCGGGCTTCGCCCGCTGGGCGACCAACAAGGTCGCGACCTTCTTCCGCTGATCGCGGTCGAATCGTGACGGGGAGGGGCTGGGAAACCGGCCCCGATTCCTATGCAGACACAGCCCGATGACCTCAACACCGATGAATGCCAGGACGACTGGTGCCCTGAGTGTGGCGGTGATGACGTGATCGTGTTGGACGACGGCAGCCTGTGGTGTACGGAGTGCCGCACCGTCATCGACTACTAGGGGTAGGTGATGGATTTCAGTGGGGTATTTCTCGGGCTGTCCGTCGCTCAGGCCGTCGCCGCAATCGTAGCGGCTGGGACACTGATGGCACTGCCATGGTTTGGCCGGTGGTGTGTTGACAAGGTCGCGGGCTTCTTTGAAGACCGTGAGGACCAAGACGCCGACGAACATGCCGACGATGAGGCAGGCGAGGTGGAGGAGGCCGTGTGTGGTGACACCGGCCACGACTATGACGGCGGCGAATGCGTCTACTGCGGCGCTTCAGAGAGGGAGGATTGACGATGCTTGTGTGCATGGTGTTCGCGTTCATTGGCGGCTTGGCCGGTCACGCTGTCGCTCTGGCATTCAATGAGGCCAGTCAGTGATTCGACATGCCATCGTGACAACCGCGGCGATTGCACTGGCCGTTCTTGGCCTGAGCCTTTCCGCACCAGCACAGGCCGCCGGGTGTCCGGCGAGGGCGGGCATCTCCTATGCCGAGTGTGACGATCAAGGCGAGGCCTACGCAGCGGCATGGGCGGCTGCGACCGAGCAGGCTGGCATTTCCAATGCCGGTGGTGGGTCCACATGGGTCCCAATGGTTGAGCAGGAAGACAACGCATACGTTGGCTTCGTACGGCCCTCGTATGCGTCCAGCGGTCGGTATGCGTCCAGCAAGCGCGCCTACAAGACACAGTGCAGTGCGCGACCTGAGGAGACCGGGTGGAAGGGAGATAAATCAGGCTTCGGCGCCGTCTGTCACAACGGATGCAAGTACACCGATAGCCTCTACGCAGGATCACCCACAGGACACCTCTATGCGCCTTCTGGTGACACGTGCAAAACCGATGAGCTGGCCCCGCCCGAATCGGGAGACCCAGGCGAGGGTGGCGGCGATGGCGGCGGAACCGGCCCCGGCGACGGCGGTGGCGATGGTGGTGGTGACGGCGGCGGTGATGGTGGTGGTGGTACCGGCCCAGGTGGTGGAGATGGCGGCGGCGGAACTGGCCCGGGTGATGGTGACGGCGACTGCAAAGACCCTGCAGGCTGCGAAGGACCGGGCCCCGGTCCCGGCCCGGGCCCCGGACCCGGTGATGGTGGCGAAGGAGGCGAGGGCGGCGGGGCGGGGCCGACGACAGGGCGCCTCTACAAGAAGTCCGGCAAGACGGTGCAGAAGGTGTTGGCCGAGTTCAAGACCGCCATTGAGGGCGCGCCGATCCTGTCCAAGGTCAAGGGGTTCTTCGGAAATTGCACCGGCGCAGGCGGCTCCTGTCCCACCGCAACATGGGATGGGGGTCAGTACGTCGGCAAGTTCGATCTGAGCAGCTTGTGCAGCGGGCCATTGCTGCAGCTTTTCCAGTACGCCGGATTTGTCTTCCTTGCGGGCATGGGCGTTGTTGCCCTGAGGTGGGCACTGCTATGAATCGGAAACATCTGATCGTGTTGGCTGCAGCGCTTCTTGTGTTGGCGCTGTCGGCATCATGGGCGTATGCCGAAGGCGTGAGCCCGATTGCTGCGATCACCGCATGGGCCAAAGAGCAGATCACGTCGCTGTGGTCGGACTTCTCCGACTTCATGACGGACCTGCAAACGGACTTCATCGAGCTTGTGTTGTCGTTCGTGAAGGCGATTGTGTACCTGATCCCGGCACCGGACTTCCTTACGCAAATCAGCTTCTGCGCGATGCTCAATGCGGCCGGTCCATGGACCGCCTTCATAGTCGGGCAGCTGCGTGTCGGAGAGGCAATCGCGCTGCTGACCGCAGCCCTTATTTTCCGCCTTGTGCGGGTGTTCCTGACCGTATTCCAGTGGACGTAACGAAATGATCTTCGGCCATGAAGGGTTGCCGCGCAGCGGCAAAAGCTACGAGGCAGTGCTCCACCACATCCTGCCCGCGCTGCGCGCTAAGCGGCACGTGTACGTGCGCCTCAACGGCGTAGGTGAGAGCCTGGACAAGATTGCTGCTCACCTCGCGATGCCTGAGGAAGAAGTGCGTGATCTTGTCCACGTGATGGGCGACAAGGAGGTGGTTGACTGGTGTGTATGCGACACGGACAACGACGGCGCTATCTCGTTCCCGCACATCGAGAAGCATGCTCTAGTCGTGATCGATGAGGCGCATGAGTACTGGCCCACGAACCGGGCCAATTTGCCGGAGCGCACGGCCAACTTCTTCGCAAAGCACGGCCACATTAGCCTGGACATGGTGATCATTTCGCAGGACTGCAAAGACCTGCACCGGCTGATCATTCGCCGCATGGCGAAGAAGAACACGTATACCAAGCTCGATGCGCTGGGCTCCGATCAGCGCTATTCGGTGAGGTTCTACGCCGCCACCGGCACCGGCAAGTATGAGACGGTAGGCACCGAGGTTCGCAAGTACGATCCGGCCATATGGGAGCTTTACCACGGCGTGCAGCCGGGCATTGAGTCAAACGAGGTCTACAAGGGCAACACCCGCACCTTGTGGAAGACACTGCGGGGGCCCTCAATCGTGATGGGGCTTGCACTCGTTATCGGCGTTGTCATGTTCCTGCGATTCTTCTTCGCTGGTGGATCAACTGGCGAGGAAAGCAAGCTGAAAGAGGTTGTGAAGTCGCAGAAAGCTGCGATTCCGGCAATCGCGCAAGCGCCCGGCGCACAGCCGGCCACCGTGGTCACGAAGGTAGTGGACACGCCGAAGTCCAAGGAGAAAATGCCCGCAGGCGTGCAGTACATCCTCGACATGGCGGCCAATGCCAGGGCGCGACACGCTGGTTGGTACGGGCACCGGGATATCGTGGAGTTCCGAGCATCGGGGGGAGGGCAGGTGCTCGACAGATTCACTACGGAGCAGCTGTGGGCGCTGGGCTGGTCCGTAAAACGGACAGAGTTTGGTGTGCTGCTGTCAGCGAAAGGCCATGAGATCATCGCGACCACTTGGCCCGTTGATCCGTTCGGCGAACAGTCCGATTCAACTACCGAGCGCATAAGGGCTGCGGCGGGGGCGCCTGTGACGAGCGCGAGCGAGACACAGCCGACCACCGCCGCGGCGAACGGGAGCACCTTGATTGCAGTTGGAAAGCGCCCGCTGGGCACGTTCCCTGAGACGCCGCCGTATCAGGCCAGCTTCTGA